TCTTCGTCGGCCAGGTTGCGTGTGCTGATGCCGGCATCCTTCAGGCGCTTGCGAACGGCGCCCAGCTCTTTCCTCTGCTCCTGACCCTTACGGGTGAACTGCTCAACTTCCTTGCGGGCCTTGTTGTATTCGGAGCGGAGTTTCGCGGTGGGCTTGCTGGTGCTTTTGAGCTCCTGGCCCAGCTGCCGCACCTTCTCCTGAGAGGCAGACAGCGCGGTGCCGTTGTCCTTGATGGCGCGGTCCATTTTACGGAACGAGGAAACGTCCCGCTGGGCACCCTTCAGCTGCTTGATTTCCTGCTGGCTTTTTTCAGGGCCTTGGCGGTTCCGGTGGATGATGCGTTGATTTTCTTCAGCGGCCCGGTGACCTTGTCGCGGGCTGCCAGGATGACCTGAAGGTCCAGGCTCTTAGACATCATTCCTCCGGCTGGCTGCGCTTGCGGGCGTGCTCCCGCCACTCCATCAGTTCGGCTATGGTCATATCGGCCATGTCAGCGGGGCGCCAGTGAAAGATGGCGGCCACGTCTGCCATGGCGTCGTCAACGCGGCGAGGGATTACCCCTTGTGCCGCTTCTGCAGCAAAAACCGGCAATCTCCTTGCCCGCTTCGACCAGGTCTGCGGGATCCATGTTGCGGACCTCGTGTTCAGTAAGGATGGGGTTACTGATGCGGGGCACCAGCTTGGTAATGCTGTCCACGTCCAGGTTCAGCACGTCGGCCAGGCTCAGCCCTCGCAGCTCTCCGGCCATCGGCTTGCGCAGGGTGATGGTTTCGATTTTCTCACCGTCACGCTGGATAGGCGTGTCCAGGGCAACAGTAACGTTGTTGGCTTCGTTCTTGCTCATGAGCTAGGGCTCCTTATAGGCCGATGTTCTGGCGGTGCTCTTCCAGGCGATCGGTGCCACGTACGCGCTCGACCATGTTGGTCACGTCGATTTCTACAATTTCTTCACCGGCGATGGTGAGCTTGTAGTAGCTGAGCGTGGTGGTGATGCTCTGCGTGTTGTCGCTGCCGGCTTCGGCATCGCCCATGTTGATTTCGCGGTGGCGGCCACGGACTACGATTTCCACCGGTACGGTTTCGCCGGTGTCGTCGCGCTGGTAGCTGCCAGCAAAGCGGAGCATGTCGCTGTCCAGGCGGTTGGTACCGAAGTTGTCGAACAGCTCCGGAATCAGCCCGGCAGGCGTCCAGCTGAACTCCATCTTTTCCATGCCCATGTCGATATCAACCGGGGCGTTCATGCCGCCGCCGCGATACTCTTCCATCTGGCGCACCATGGGCGGCAGGGTAAGGGAGGAAATCTGGCCCTGCCAGTTGTCACCGTTGCCGAACAGGTTGAAGTGTTTGAGCTTCTTGGGAAGTGCCATAGTTCAATGCTCCTTAGGAGTTCACGCGGGCAGCGAAGTCGACCAGGTAGCGGTCGGTGATGCGCTGACGCAGCAGGAGGTTTTCCAGCGGGGGCACTGGGGTGTAGTCGTAGTCGATGTAGAGCTTGCCAGCCTTCAGGGTGTCCTTGGTGTTGGCTTCTGCATCGAACCGGGCGCGCGCATCGATCAGCAGGCCCAGCGCTTTGAGTTCGCGGAACTTGGCGTTGATGCCTTCGATGATGTCTTTTGCCAGCGACGGGTGCATGGGTTTGTCCACTGCCCACATGTGCGCCTCGGCGATGGTGTCGGCCAGGATCTGGGCGGTGCGGGTGTAGTTCTCGAACTGGAACAAGGGGTCTGCGCTGCAGGTGCGGGAACCCCAGAACCGGAAGCCGTCACGCTGGATCAGGGTGGTGACTTCGTTGGCGTTGAGCAGCCCGGCGTCGGTGTTGGGGTCTTGCAGATCCCAGTGCACGTCTTTATTGATGCCGGTTACGCCGTTCACAGCAACGTTAGACAGGGTTTTGTGCCAGCCCACCTGCTGATCGATCTTGGCGCGCAAGCCCATGGCTCGGGCGACAGCGTGAGCGGTGCCAGAGGTTGCGGTGTTCACGTTGAAGGCGACGAAGTCGGGCCAGATAAGCATTAGCTCGCGGGCACCGAAGCCATTGCGGTACATGATGGCGTCTTCGATAGTGGCGCAGCCGTAGCAGCTGGCGTACACGAAGGCCCGCAGCTTCTGGGCAATGCTGATGGTTTCAGCGGTGACGTTCTCAGTGTCGAGGCCGGGCACGCCGATGATGCGGGGTTTTACGCCCAGGTTCTGTTCGGCGGCCAACAGCGCTTTCAGGCCAGTCTTCTTGCCTTCCGGGGTGACAGTGCCAATCACGTTGGCTTCGGTTTCGTTGGCTTCAGTGCCTTCCTCTACCCGCACCACCACCACAATGGCGCTGGCCTGGTCTGCAATGGCGTCCAGTGCCGCTGGCAGAGTACCGGTGGTGCCCGCATCGCCAATGGCGTCCAGAACGTTTGTAACCAGTACCGGGGTGTTCAGCGGGAAGGCTTCGTTTTCGCCCCCGCTGAGCTTGGTGTAGTCCGCGATGTTGGCCAGGCCCGCGCCGGTGTTGCCATCGTCCAGGGCTGCAGAGACCAGGGCGGAAGCTTCGGCGCTGCCGTTAACGGCGGTGACGATGTCCTGTGCGGTGCTGGTAACAACCGCCTCGGCGTCAGTGGCCAGACTGACGGTAATGTCTTGCCCGGCCACGGTCACTTCCAGGGTGGACGCTGCTGTGCCTGGGTCGACGTACCGGACGCGGATCTGGTTTCCGGAAGTGCCTGCCTCCAAGGCGGTGAAAATGATATCGCCGTTGTCGGCAATGGTTCGGATTGCGGCCTCGGCTTTTACGCCAGTGGACGCTTCCGGAGCGGTAGCCACAAGGCCGATGATGGCTGTTGCAACGGTACGGATGGTCCGGGTGCCTTCGTTGATTTCGAGCACTCGAACCCCGTGGTGGTATTGGTCTGGCATAGCGCCTCCTGGTTTGGTTTTGCCGGGGTATAGGTGCCATGATGAACCCTGCGGCGCTCGCAGCCATTCGTTTAAGTTGTCTGCAACAAACGCACAAAACCCCAGCCGTCCCTGGCTTTTGGGTGACCCTAGGCTTCGATGGCGATCCCCTCTTCAAACATCAGATCAAGCTCATCATCTGTAATGCCCAACTGAGCGCCCAAGCCGTTCAGCATTGGCGACAGGCGCCGGAACTCGCTGGCGTCGTTCCATGCGTCCACGGCGAGCGGGTCGGTCTCGGGCGCTGCCATCATTTGCTCGATCTGGTCCCGGTAACCGTAACGGCGAAGAACGGCGCGGGCTTGAAATCGGGACAGCACCATACCGGCGCGCCACTTCTGCAGCTCGCGCATTTCATTGTCAATCCTCCAGCTCTCAACCTCGGCCACCAGGCTGTCGTGCTCGGCCTTATCGATCAGAACCATGCCCGGAGCCGGTGACTCGCTGGAGGGAATGTGCCCAACGATCAGAGCGGGGGACTGGCGCCGGTCAACTACGCTGACCTTCAGGTTGTCGCTGGGCCGTTTCGGGCCGTGGCGAAGTGGCGCTTCGTTGGCCGGGCGGCCGTCTCTGGCGTCCAGGTAATAAGCGGTAACGTATTTGTTGCTCATGCTGCGGTCCTCTTCGGTTGGCAGGGGTGACTTTCGTTAGTTGCCCACGGAAGGCAATGCCGGTTTCGACGGCCAACGACTTCCGCAGGTTGTAGGTGTTGGCGTGCTGGCAAATGCCCAGGTAGCTGTTCATTCTTGAGGCCCAGGCTTCTGGGTTGTCGTGTCTTTCGGCGCTGTGCGCTACGGCTTTCATGGCATTTGTGCTGCGCCGGCGAACGTACCGGCGGTGCGGCAGCATCACGTAGCCGCAGAAATTAATACCGCGATAGACGCTGTTTCTTGCGTTTTATGGGGTGGAAATGTACATCCAGCTGCGTCAACGCGAACGTTTTCATGGCCTCAAACGCGTCGTTCAGTTCTGCAGGCGTTTTACCGATCAGAACCACGTCATCGACATAACGCCCGTACCAGCGCACGCCCAGGTCGCGCTTTACGAACTGGTCCATAGCGTCGAGATAAACGTTGGCGAAAAACTGGCTCGATAGATTCCCGATCGGAAGCCCTTTGTTACCACTATTGAAAAGGCTTTTGTGGTGCGGCACGTGGCGGAATTTCCACGCCGGACTGTTCACGATCGGGCGCTGGGTTGGGTCGTGAAACAACACTTGAGCGGTCAGATTGAGAGTCTCATCGTCGTCTATTCGCTTGCGCAGCAAATTGAACAGAATGTCTTTATCGATGCTGACAAAGAAATTCGCCAAATCGGCTTGCAGAAAGCAGGCGGGGTGCTGCCAGTTTCAGTCGCCTTGCGCATGAATCCGTGGATCCGCTCAACCCCTTTCAATGAGCCACGCCCGGGGATGCAGGCATAGCTGTCGTGAATAAACCGGCGATAGAAGCGGTCAGACACCCGGTTGTAGATGATGTGGTGCACCACCCTGTCGCGGAACTGAGCCGCCCACACTTCGCGCCATTTTGGGTAACTGACCACAAATGCGATTGACCGGCCAATGCGATAGGCGCCAGCGTTAAGGTCGCGCATTAACTTCATGAGATTGCGCTCCAGTCGCAGCTCGAAATCGCACTGTGACAGCGCATTGCGCTTATTTCTGCGGCAATCGTAATACGCTTGAAAGACCTCTTCAACAGTAAACACTATGATCTCCTGACGGCACGCACCCGGTTGCTGTTCGTCTTGTTGTTCCGGTTCTGGTTGCCATTGTTGAAGTTCTGGTTCCAGGCGTTGCTCGCATCGTTCTCCGTCGATGACCAGTAGTTGCTGGGCTCGAAAGCGTCGTTAAGCTGCTCACTGTCACGTCGCACCGCGGGATATTAAAACCGCCGTGAAACTGGCTTTCGCCTTTTCGCGGGGCCCGGGCAAGCCGAACCCTGCGGGAGCAGTCCGAGATTATTGGCTCGCCGCGCAAAGCCTTGGCCCTGCGCGTTCTGGCCGTGTTTACCTGAAAAGTCACTTACTCGCCTTTTCCCAGCCGTAGGCCTGACGGCCGATAGCGTCCGTTCGCTCAACCAGCTGGCCGTGCTGTTTTTTACTGATTAACGCAAGGTCGCAGCAAAGCCGGATGGTCATTTCAACCACTTGAACGGTCTCCAAAATGGCTGAGATTATCGGCCGGCGGCCATCTCGCGCCGCGTTGGCGCGGTACACGTTGATCACGATGTCCAGGCAATCGGATCTCAACCGCTCGCCCAGGGATATCTTCAGATCACGCGGGAAATTCCGCGTCATCTGGGTGATCAATTTCATGAGCTCAAATGTGTCCCGATAAATCGGCAATTCTTTCGCCTTCATAGCGAAACACCCCAAATAAAAGTGGAAAGAAAAGTTTAAAGTGCAATCCTCCTGACGGCACGCACCCGGCCGCTGCCCGTCTTGTCGTTCCGGTACTGGGTGCCATTGCCGAAGCTCTGGTACCAGGCGTAGCTCGCATCGAACTCCGTCGATGACCAGTAGTAGCTGGGCTCGAAAGCGTCGGCGGACGCGCCTTTGAAGCTTTCACGGTCGGTTTGCGCTGGGTCTCCTGCGGTGTAGCCAGTTTGAGTGGGCCGCGAATTTGCGTTAGTACCGAAAGTGGCGCCATCACCGCCGAAACCCGTAGTTTGGCGAGCGGAGGTGTTGTTTGCCGTGGTGTCGGGCTTGAAGTTTCGATAGAGGATTTCAAGCTCGTCGCGGCTTGGCAGGTACCAGTCGGTGTGGCCATTCAGACCCTGGGCCGCGTTGCAGTTGTCTTCAATCCACTTAAAAGCCGGAAACTCAGACAAGCTATTCAGCGCAAGAATGGCGTTGTGATTTGTGCGGCCGTCGGCCAGGGTCATCGGCGGCACGCCTGCAGTGCCGGTCACAGCCGTGTTAGCGGTGCGCCAGCTCATTGTTCCGTCGCCCATCTTAACGCTGTCGCCACCGCCGTCCGACACAACAAGGCCGTACGTCTGACCGTCGTAATCTGAGACAATTTTGCCCGCGACATAACCGCCGCCGTAGGGTGCGCCGATCTCGGTATCAAAATCAGGCACAAACGATGCAGACGTTGTGATGCTGCTGCCGGCGCCGCGGGCGGAATCGCCATAGACCGCGCCGTGGTACTGCGGCTCAATAGTGTAAGTCTGGCCTGGCTGCAGGATATCTGCGGGCACCGTGACGCTGGTGAGCTGCGTTTCAGAGCGGATCACGTCGTAAACAATGCCGCCGGTGCTGTCGCGAATACGCAGTGACGTGGCCACGTGCTCGTCTGTGCCGCTGATTACGTTAAATGCGGACAGCTCGATAACCGGCTGCTCAGGTATGTCGGTTGCGCCAGCTGCCGGGCTTGTAACGCTCGGCGTGTCGATGTAGGTGTCAGCGGTACCGAAACGGGTGCGGGGTGAGCGCTGCGCCCACTCGCCTTCCACGTTTTCGTCCTGGTACTGCCATTCGTGATCTGAGCCCACGTCTATTGGCGATGCAACCGTGTGAGCTTCGATCGGATTTTCGTCAAGCGGCGTCTCGTCGGCTTCGTAGACTGGCACGTCTTCGTTCAGTCTGAAGATGTAAAACCGGCGGAGATTTTGCGGCACGCCGTACAGGGGGTAATAAGGCGAACCGACCAACTCTGGCGTTGCTGTTACACCGGTGGCGGCGGCGGCCGGTGAGATGTTTTCGGGGCGGCGGGTGACGCCGATCGGCAAGGCTGTGATGATCGCGACGCGGGAAATAACGCCCATCACGCGCAAGCGCGTGACGTTGCTGGGGATGTGCCAGCTGCCGTCTGCCCGTGCTGTCAGGTTCTGCCACGCACTGCCGGTCCAATACCGTGCTGCCAGGTTTGAGCCCTGCACGTGCAAATAAGCGCCGCGCTCCATGTCTGTCAGCTCTGGCGTTGCGTACTCTGCCGGAGCAAGGCGGCCAAGGGTTGAGCCCACAGCGACGGTGCTGGTGAGCGAGCCGTACAGCGTGATGCGCTTATCCGAGAGCACTTGACGAACCCGAACGCTTTGGGTGTTTCCAGAGTCAACAATGAAATAGTGCTGGCCAGGCTGAATGCCGGCAGTGCTTACCAGGTCGATGCTGTCATCGCCGCCCACAGCGGATTCGATCACAAACTCAGGCACTTGTTCTGCACGCTCAACAAAAACGCGTTGCGCGCCGTATTGAACCAGGGCGTCAAGCCGATCTGACAGGTTGATAGGATCGCTGCCCAGAATGTCTTCCACC